TTAGGCGGATTAATATCAGGTATCAGCGCTTTTTTCTTTGGGTCTAGTAATAACCGAGGCCAATAGTTATGGAACAACTAATAGAAATGCTCAAGCGGCATGAGGGGGTAAAGAGTCACGTATATAAATGCTCTGCCGGTTACGAAAGCATTGGCGTAGGCAGAAACATTTCAAAAACTGGCCTCGGGTTATCCGAGGATGAAGTGCAGTACTTATTAGAGTCCGACATATCTCGGGTTATCAAGGAACTTTCCTCGGAATATCCGTGGTTTAACGACCTTGATGATGTGCGAAAAGATGCTATGATTGACATCAGCTTTAACCTTGGTGCTACGAGACTACGTGGTTTTAAGCGTGCCTTGGCAGCTATGGACGTTGCTGACTACAAAATGGCCGCAACAGAATTCTTGGACTCCAAGTGGAGTCGAGACGTTAAGGGCCGCAGCCATGAACTCGCATCTATGATCGAGACCGGCGAATACCTATTATGAGGTTTTTATAGATGGCCTATTTTCGACTGGCGTTAAAAGCTGGCATGGACAAGCAGAATACCGAGTATGGTGCAGAAGGCGGATGGACGGACGGTGACAACGTCCGTTTTCGTTTTGGCCTACCTGAAAAAATTGGTGGATGGAATTACTTTGACGGTCAAGCTGCCTACCTTGTTGGTTTCGCCAGTGAGACTTTCTCATGGAATAACACGTCTGGAACGCCCTACTTAGCTGTTGGTACAAACCGCAAAATCTATGTGGCAGTCGGTGGCGCATGGTCTGATATTACGCCTCTCAGGGCAACTACTGCGGCTGGCGATGTCACTTTTGCAGCGACTAATGGATCAGCTTTAATTACAGTTACTGACACGGCTCACGGTGCAAGTACTGGAGATTTTGTCACATTTTCTGGCGCGGCTTCGTTGGGCGGAAACATCACCGCTGCTATCTTAAATTCTGAATACGAAATAACAGAGGTGCTTACCTCTTCTACTTACACAATCACCGCTCCTGTTGCTGCCAACGGAAGTGACACAGGTAATGGGGGAGGCTCGATTGTAGGTGCATATCAGATCACTGTCGGCGCGGATCGTAGCTTCTTTGACTTTGGTTGGGGCACCGGCACATGGAGCGCGGGTACTTGGGGAACCGCTAGGACAGTGGTCACTCAGCCGACCATCTTTGCTCGCATTTGGAAGTTTGACCAGTTTGGTGAAGTGCTTATTATGCAGGCGGTCAATGGTGAAATTTATAATTGGAGCCCTGCCTCGGGCACAGATCAGAGAGCGACACTGGTCTCAGGAGCCCCGACCAAGAGCACCTTTGCTTTAATCACCTCTCCTGACAGGCACCTAGTTTGCTTTGGAACAGAGACAACCGTCGGAACTCCGGCGACACAAGACCCTCTTTTTGTCCGGTTCTCAGATCAAGAGAATATCAACGATTTTGTGGAAACAGCTATCAACACAGCAGGCGGTCAGAAGCTGTCAGACGGCAATCGGATCATGACAGCGGTCCGATCTCGCGGCCAGGTGCTTATTTTTACTGATACCTCGCTCCACGGCATGCAGTATATCGGACCTCCCTATACCTTTGGCTTCAGCCAGTTAGGCAGTAACTGCGGTGCTTTAGGGCCTCATGCTGCGGTAGATGTTAACGGCTTGGCGCTTTGGATGGGTCCAGAAGCTTTCTATGCTTTCGATGGTACGGTCAAAAAAGTGCAATGTACTGTGCAGGACTACGTCTTTAGCGACATTAACTTAATCCAAGAAGACAAGGTCTATGCGGCGCTGAACACCGATTACAATGAGATTACCTGGTTTTACTGCAGCGCTGGCTCTGACTTTGTGGACCGAAATGTCACCTACAACTACTTGGAAAGCGTTTGGTCGATAGGCACATTAGCACGCACTTCATGGCAGGATGTGGATACCTTCTCTAAGCCTACGGCAACCGAGTATCTAAAGGACAGCACTGTGGCAACTTTGACCACTATCTACGGGCTAACCGCCGGAAGAAGCCTGGTCTATAGACAAGAAGATGGCTATAACCAAGCGGACGGCACTGCAGTGCCAGCGGTCATCGAATCAGGTTACTTTGACATAGGCGACGGCGATGACATGCTTTACATGAAGCGATTCATACCGGATTTCAAAGACCAACGTGAGAATTTGACGGTCAATCTTTTGCTGCGGCCTTACCCGCAGGCGACGGCTAACCCAAGCTCGTTAGACCCTTATGTGATCACGCCGACTACTGAAAAAGTGGATACCCGCGCACGCGGCAGGCAGATAGCCATTAAGATCACAAGCACTGATGTTGGGTCTTGGTGGCGCTATGGCACTTTGCGCGTAGACATTCAACCGGACGGATTAAGATGAGCAAAATTACTAATGTGCGTCTACCCAACGCAGCCCAAGGCGAGTACAGCCCGCAGCAGTTCGATCAGCTTGTAAGGTCTCTGGAGCAGATTGTGTTGCAGTTAAACGGTTCTTATACGCCTATCGTCACGCAGCAGAACGCTAATAAGCGCGTATGGTACGAAGGATAAGTCATGGCAGATAAATACCTTCACAAGGTCTCTATACCTAACGCAGCCACGGTAACTACTATATACACTGTGCCTGCGGCAAACTCTGCCATTATCCGGTCATTGCGCGTGACCAACGCTAACGCAAGTTCAGCAGATATTACAGTGACTCAATTGGACGCTGGTAGCGCCGTTGTTCACTACCTCTACAAAGAGCAAGCCTTAGCGGCTGATGCGACCGTTGACGTGTTCAATGGCATACCGTGCATCTTAGAGGAATCAGACGTATTAAAAGTTACGTCATCGCAAACAGATGCGACCTTTTACCTGTCCTATCTCGAAGTAGACAGGAACTAGTATTTGCTTGATAATCACAGTAATTTCGTGCTTCTGGCACGCGACCCTATGCGGTCCCAACTAATTTAAGGACTGAAACACATGGCTGACGCGATGCCGGGTGCTGCACCCGCCCCTACAATGGAAGACTTCGCTGCTTTTGAGCAGTTAAGGCAGGAAGTATCTCCGTCCGAGGTCAACGAAACTCTACTGGCTACGGCGGCTGAAGCCGACCCTATGGCCGTTGCCGAGTTCAAATCCGAGCTGCGCGACTTAGAATTGCCTGCTGAAGTGCTCGATGCACTTGACGGTATGGTCGATGAAATCCTAGCCTCACCTGAGCGATACGCTGAGATCCGGGCACATTATCTCACACAAGACATGTCTGAAGAGCTCCTGCCTGAGACATTTGATCCTGAGTTTTTCGGTGCGTTAAACATTGCTTTGGATGAAATCCGAGCTACGAGTGATGCTCCTGCGCGAGCTCCGCAAGGCTTTGCAAAAGGCGGTATAGCGAGCCTGGGACGTAACGGCGACACGATGCTTGCCCACGTCACACCCGCTGAGATGCGTATGCTCAAAGCCAAGGGCGGCGCTGGCACGATTAACCCCAGAACTGGCTTGCCAGAGTTCTTTTCTCTCAAGAAGGTCTTTTCTAAGATAGGCCGAGCAGCGAAGAAGTTTGCACGATCTACAGTTGGCAAGCTAGTTATCGGCACAGCACTGTTTATGTTTGCAGGTCCGGCAGCTTATGGCGCGTTAAATTTAGGCGCAGGCACGGCAGGTGCTGCAGCCGTATCAGGCTTTGTTGCAGGAGCCGGTAGCTCGTTATTAGCAGGGGAAAACCTGAAGGATTCTTTAAAGGCAGGTGCTATTGGCGGAATCACAGCGGGTGCGGTTAAAGGTGTAACTAATGCAGTGACCGGCGGTGCTGAAGCGGTTGACGTTAGCGAAAGTATTGGAGTGGACACTGCCGATCTAGTGCCGGAGACAGTGACAGAAACAGTGACAGAGACGGCTTTGGCACCTACGGGCCTTGAGACCACTAGCCTTACAGATCAACTAAGTTTAGGGACACCTACAACACCCGGCATCCCTGCACCCCCTGCAGGGAAGATTATAAGACAAGACCTCATGCCTTCTGTTGATTCGGGTGTAAACTCTTTGCCCGTAGCAAACACACAGTCGCTTGCTTCAAACAATGTTCCTATCATTGAGTCTGCGGGCATTCCGGGTCCTAATGTTACGGACCCGATAGGTGTTCCAATGCAGGCCGTAGAGCCTAGAAGCTTGTACCAGCGTGGACTGGATAAGCTTATGCCTAGCCGTATTGACGCTGCAGGCAACATTAAAGCAGACGCATTGGCCGATGCAGCTTACGATAAAGCTATTGCAGGAGGCAGATCGGAGGCTTACGCAATAAGCAATGCAGACGCTGTCCGCACTGCAGCGCAGCCCGGTATAATATCAAGGTTTGGACCCCTCGCCGCTGCAGGCGTTGGAGTCATGGGCCTTGCAGGTGGTTTCGATGCGCCTGAGTCAGAGATGCCTCCAGGCTACGCCGACTTTATGAATACTCGTGGTAACCCAGAGCGCTATGCTTTGAACTTCGGCGGTGTCAGGCCAATGGGTTCATCTGGCTACCAAACCTATACCCCTGCACCGTATGTCCCGCCACCCACCTACAACGCGGCTAAAGGCAGCGGACCCTCGGGCGTGGCGCAAGAATTCCCAAGAATGAACGGACCTATTAATGGCCCAGGCACTGGAACCTCGGACGACGTGCCTGCAATGCTAAGTGACGGCGAGTTCGTCTTCACGGCTAAAGCAGTGAGGAACATGGGCAACGGCTCACGGCGCAAGGGTGCTAAGAAAATGTATGCGCTGATGAAAAAATTGGAAGGGACAGCATAATGGTTGATACCGTTTACAACAGCAGTATAACTCGTGAAGCGCCGGAGATTGAAGACAGGCGACTGGCGCTTATGGATGAGGCTCGCCGCCTGTACAACGCGCCTATGGCTCTACCTTTTGTAGAAGCGGCAGGTCTTTCCGGCACGGAGCTGCAAGCGATTGATTTTGCCAAGCAAGGCGTAGGGTCGTTTGAGCCTTATATCCAAGCAGCTTCTCAGGGCGTGTCTCAAGGCATGGATCTCACGCAGCGCGGAGCGTTAGCGGCAGGAGCGGTTGACACAACGGGACAGTATCAAGCGGCTCAAGACATGCTCGGCCGAGCTGTGCCTGTCATCGGGCAGGGTATTGGCGGGATTCTAGGGTCGGCGCAGGCTTATGACCCTAACCAAGCTGCTTCTTACATGAATCCTTACCAAGAGAATGTGACTCAAAACGCGCTTGGTGAAATGCAGCGTCAGGCGGACATCCAACGCCAGGGCAACGCGGCTCAAGCAGTAAGTGCAGGCGCGTTTGGTGGCACACGAGAGGGTGTGCAACGTGCCGAATTCGACCGTGGCGTGCAGGATTTGATGCAGCAGAAGATCATGCAGGACTACGCCAATAACTACCAGCAGGCGCAGCAAGCAGCTATGACAGGCTTCGAGCAGCAGCAGGGTCGGCAACTGGCCGGTGGACAAGCGCTAGGGCAAGCCGGTATGCAGTTCGCTAATCTTGGACAAGGGATCGGCGGTTTGACTGCACAGCAGGCGGGCGTAGACATCAGTAAAGGTCAGGCACTTGGTGCTCTGGGCGGGCAGATGGGTAACCT